AGTGATGGAGATTTTCTACAATTGCAAATGTATAATACTAACGCACCATATAATATTAAACAATATAATCCATCTTTAAAGAAATTTATTAAATCTAAAGAACCTTTAAAAGAATTAAAGGAGAAAATTATTAAAGGTGATAAAGGTGATGGTATACCCAATATTTTATCTCCTTCAGATTGTTTTGTTCGTGAAATGAGACAAAAACCGGTAACTAAAGTATTATTGGAAAAACTACTTTCAACAGATGTATTGGATTGGGAAGATAAAAATGCTGCAACAGGTTACTCACGTAATAAGATATTAATTGACCTAAGATTGATACCAACAGATATTGCAGAAAAAATCATAAATACTTATGAAGAAGCAAAACCTGCAAACAAAACTAAAATGCTTAATTATTTTATTGAGCATAAATTAAAAAATCTAATGGAAGTGATTGAGGAATTTTAATGAAAAATATTTATGAAGTTTTTGATGAACTTGAAGAAGTAAAATCAAAAAAAGAAAGAGTGGAAGTTTTAAAAAAAAATTATTCCAAAGTGTTGGAAGATGTTTTGGTATTAACCTATCATCCTGATGCACAATGGTTAATTACAGAAATGCCAGACAACTACAAATTTCCCGATACTTTACCGGGAGTATCCTATTCAAATATTGGCGTAGAAATGCGTAGATTATATCTATTCAAAAAAGGCCATCCAAACGCAGAATCTCTCACATCAAAAAGAAGGCAAGAGATTCTCATTCAAATGCTTGAATCCTTAGAACCACGTGAAGCTGAAGTTATTATTGGTATTTTCCAAAAAGATTTGGGAGTGAAAGGTCTAAATTATGCTTTTATAAAAGAACTTTTCCCAAATCGATTACCATGAAACGCCGTAAAGTTGAAAAAATTATTATTACTTCCGGTTGTTATGATCCTCTAACACTAGATGACTTGAATTTTCTTAAAAGATGCAGAAAAAAAGGAAATTGGTTAATTGTTGGAGTACATTCTGATTGGTATATGATGTGGTCACAAGGAGGATTTGTTCATAATTATGAATCACGCAGAGAAATCTTATTAAATCTAAAATGTGTAGATGAAATATTTACGTTTAATGATATGGATGGTACAGTATGCCAATTATTAAAATTAGTAAAGATATGTTATCCTGATGCAGACATTACTTATGTTTCACAAGAGGATATGCATAATATGCCAGAGACAAAAATCAAAGGCATACATTTTGAGATAATGAAATAGGAGGAAAATTTGTCAAAATTTGTAGGAAAATTCCGTAAAAATAAAAATTATAGTGATGATTATAGTTACGATTATAAAAGACATCGGAATGAACATTCTGAATCCAAAAAACAATTAGAAAAATTGTTTGATGATTGGAACGATAAAGAAGTAGAAGTGTTGTATACCAACAACAAGGCGCTTGACAGGACCTAGGAAACCTGTATAATCTTTACTTATGATTATACATACACCTTTACCTAAATCTAAATCTAAAAAGAAGCCAAAACACGTGCGTGAACAATATGCAGAGTGGTTGGCAGAAATGAACAAACCAGCACCACGTTTCTCAAAAAGTGGTTCTGTTACTGTTACTAAAAAAATTCTATCACCAAAAATTCCACCAGGTCGTGAAACCCCTCATTATCCTAGTGTAAATACAGGTTTTATACCTTGTACTAAACCTGTAGATGGTAATGTTTATACAGGTGAGAAAATTATTGGTATCGGAACATTGCATAAATCAAATGCTGTGCCGGTTTTCAATGATCAAGAAGCAAAAGATATGGCAAAAATGCGAAGAAATTAATTTTTTTATGAAAGGAAGCAAAAATGGAAGAAAATAAGCAAAAAGAAGTAGTTTATGATTTTACGGAGCTCGAATTAGTCATTCGGAAATGGGCTGCTTTATCAGGATTTGAAAAAGATTTATCAAATTATGCAAAAATGAAAGAATTTTACGCATGAAAACGCAAAAATTGAGCAAAAATATTATTTTGTTCACTTTTTCAAATAGAAAAGAGATTACGCTTGCGTTTTTTCGTATGCAGGAATTTTATGAATCACCAAATACTGCACTTTTGAATAAAAAATTCTCAGTTTGGGACTTTTTAAACGAATCCATGAGCAAAAATGGCGAAATTGGTTATTTTTCTTATTGGTGTGGCTTCAATATTCCTAGTGAAGTGCTTAGTAATTGGTGGAAATTGCATGTACACGATTTAACTCATGCGGAAATACAAATTTTTGATGCTTTGTATGCGCAAGAAATTGATTTTCATGAGCCATTTTATGTGATTGGTGCTTTGGAAAAAGATAAAGCAGTAATTAAACATGAAATTGCTCATGCTTTGTATTATACAGACTTAGATTATGAGTGTGAAATGAATGAATCTTTGCTTCAATTGAAAATACATCAGTTAAAAATGTATGAAAAAATGAAAAAATCATTATTAAAAATGGGTTATAATGATTCTGTCATTGATGATGAAGTTCAAGCATATCTTTCCTCTGAAAGTCCAAAGTATATACAAGAAGAATTTGGTATAGATATTAAAAATGTACCAGAAATTAAACAAATGCGCAAGGTGTTGTCCAAATACAACACTTTTAATCTTAATGCTTGACGGCATACAGGACTCCTGTATAATACATCCATTACTACGGAGAACTTATGAACTTAATTAATTCTAAATCTTTACTTGCTAAATTAATGGCAACAGAAAATTTGATTGTTGAACAACGCAATGTACCTACTGCAGCGTTTGATGTTCAAAATCGTTTACTTGTTGTACCAATTCTGAATGAAAAAATTGATGGTTATACTTATGATTTGTTTATGGGTCATGAGGTTGGCCATGCACTTTATACTCCACTTGAAGGAATGGTAAAAGCAAAAGAATTAGGAATTGATCGCTCTATTCTTAACGTAGTGGAAGATAATCGTATTGAAAGAAAAATTCGTACCAAGTATCCAGGTTTACGTAATTCTTTCTCACGTGCATATACCAGTTTATTTGATAAAGATTTCTTTGGCACAAAAGGCAAAGATACTCAGTTGTTCAATCTTGTTGATAAAATTAATTTGTATAGCAAGATTGGTGCATACTCTGGTGTTATCTTTGATGGTATAGAACAAGAAATTTATAATGAAGTAAATGCTACTCAAACATATGATGATGTTATTCGTGTATCTCAGAAAATTGTAGAGTATATGCAACAAGAATTAGAAAAACAAAAAGAGATTTTAAAAGAACTTGAAGGTGATGAAGATTTTGAAGCATCTTTTGAAATTGAAGGTGAACCTATGCCTTCTGATGATGTGTCATACGCAGATGACATTGATGATAGTCAGAACGATTCAACATCAATTTCTGAGCCTTCAAAAGGATTTGAAGATGAAAAATTAAATTTAAGAGATTATATTAAATCTTATACTGACGAAGCTTATCGTGAAAATGAAAAACAACTTTTTCAAAATACAGGTAAGAGTATTGGTTATGCAAATGTTCCTGTATTTGATAAAAAAACAGGCATTATGGATTTCAAAGAAACTTTACAAGGCTTAGATGAATTTTATGTAAACCGATATGATGCAGATTATCTACCAGTATTCAATCAGCAATTACAAGAAAATTTTAATAAACTTAAAGAGTCTGCAAATAAACCAGTTTCATATCTAGTCAAAGAATTTGAGTTGCGCAAAAATGCTGACCAACTTAAACGTGCTTCTGTTGCCAAAACTGGCGAATTAAATATGAACCGTGTTTACTCATATACATTTAGCGAAGATATTTTCAAAAAGATATCCGTAGTTCCTAATGGCAAATCTCATGGCTTGGTGATGTTTATTGATTGGTCAGGCTCCATGTCCGAACATATTGAAAATACAGTAAAACAATTATTTTCACTAGTCTTATTTTGTAGAAAAGTAAACATACCTTTTGATGTCTATGCTTTTGTTGAACAATCAACAGAAAGATACCATAAACAACAACCAAAAATTAACGATTTGGTTTTACAACCATTTCTTATGGTAAATTTGCTATCTAATCGTATGAATGCAAATGAGTTTAAAAAAGCCACATCATATCTATATTATATGGCTATAAGTAGATATGCAACTCCAAAATTTTTACATATGAGTGGTACACCTTTAAATGAAGCGGTGATTGCTGCTTTGGAAATTATTCCTGAATTTCAAAAAAGAAATAAACTACAAGTAGTCAATACTGTATTTTTAACTGATGGTGAAGGTCATCGTAACAGAAACTATTTTGCAGAAGTTGAAAAAGAAGGTACATTTACAATGGCGGAAAGAACGTTTTCTAATGGATTCTATGGAAACTTCAATCGTATAGTATTGACCGATACAAAAACAAAACATCAAGCAACAATCAAAGATTTAGATAGATGTTCTGATTATACTTCCGCTTTGATTGAATTACTCAAAGCACGCACTGGTTGTAATGTACTTGGTTTCTATGTTCTTAAAGTGAAAGAATTCCAACGTGCATACAATATGATTTACAAACAGGATTATTCACAATTTGAAAGTCTTAAATCTAAATTCCGTAAAGAAAAATCTTTGGTCGTTCAAAACGGCATCTTTGATGAATACTATCTACTTAAATCGGATAAATTAGATACCGAAGAAGATACCGAATTTGTAGTCAAAGAAAATGTGACCACTCGTGGCCTTGTTTCGGCTTTTAGTAAATATACCAACACAAGAATACAAAATCGTGTTATACTTAATCGTTTTATAGGACTAATATCATGAACGAAGTAATACAAAACGATCCGTTTGATCCCGATAAAATCTTTCAAGATTTGGTGAATCGTTGTATGTCTGTTCGTAAGTGGAGTATTCGTGCTCTTGTTAGTGAGTTTTGGACAGGAACAGAAAAGGTTCTTCCTCAAACAATGATTCGTTACATTATTGAGGATGGAATTTATACATTTGACGTAATTGCTTCTTCTCGTAAAGATGCTTTGATTTTAATTGCTGATAATGTACCGATTATTAAATTTTTGGAGGATGAAAATGCATGATACAGTATGGTCTCATAAAGAGATGGAAACATTAATGATATTACAAGAAGAATGTGGTGAAGTCACTCAAGCTGTGGCTAAGTGCTTCCGCTTCGGTAAAGATGATCAATGGCAAGGCAACACCAATTTGCAACGCTTAGAAGATGAACTTGGTGGACTTCTCGCAATGGTGGATATCTTAGTAGAAAACTGCTATGTTTCAGATAGCAATCTTAATGCAGCACGACAAGCGAAAAAGGAGAAACTTAAACTATGGTCAACAATATATTCGTAATGCAAAGGGTTTTCCGAGGCTTCCTCAGCTTCTTACCATATTCAAAGCATTTTTCA